AATAACCTTTTGGTTATTACTACCGATAAAACTACGCATAACATTTGTATGAGTATCGTCGTAAATACGCTGATGTTCATCATATTGCCCATCAACAAGTACATCGATCGTATCAAATAATTGCTCATATTTCTCTTTATCGTCACGTAACATATCTTCATATGTATGCCAACTAATTACGAGAATATGGTAATTATATTTTTTAAGTAATTTACATAGTTCAATTAAACCGTCCAATTGATCGGTCGGTTCTCCTCCGACTATCGTAACGCTTTTAACACTACACATTTCTTCTAATCGATCGACGATAGATTGAATCGATACATGAGAACCTTGTTCTCGTTGCCATAATTCATAATTAAAACAGCCTCGGCATGGATCTCCTTCCTCAGCTTTTTTACATCCAGCGAAATATAATTCGCTTCTAAGATTACCTTGTAAACTTGGACCGGCAGTCTTAATGTTTATTCGGTAATCGTATAGATTAATATCCATACTTCCTCCAAAAACAAAAAAGCCAGACCCTTATCGGATCTGACTTTTATAAACATCGTGCTTACAATTTAAGCAACGGAAAATATCTTTATCTTTAAGTTGTAAGTATTCTTTTTGTCGAGCGTTATATCGAAACTCAAATGTTTCGACTTTCTCGAAAGTTCGTCCTCCACATCGAGGACATTTAAAATACAGCTTATCTTCAGGATCTGTAATTAACATATCATTCTCCTAAATAATCTAAGAATAGACCTGCATATTTTGTCGTTAATACGTCGTTTGGTTCAATACCTTTAACTTGTGTAAATTCAGTTAATTTTTCGTTAAATACTTTACCCAATTTATTTTTAAGGGTAACAATTTTCTTCATGTTAACGAAATTCTTGATCATTTCGACATCTTCTGGTTTAAGAACGTCGATATCCAAGTTTGCAGCACACCCTTTAAGAGCGCTACTTACTGCCGATTTATATCCACTTGCATAGTCGAAACGACCTTTTTTATCTGATTTACGTGGACAGTTAGAACCAATATCTTCTTTTACGATAACGATTGGTTCACCGTTTTTATCGTAAGTATTAATAGTCAAACGACCCTGAACGTAAAAATATTGATCGTGAATATTTTCCTTGCCTTGAACTTTTTCTTTATCGTAAGCTTCATAAACTTCAGTCCAGCTTTTAATAATCTCGAAAGACCATTGGCCATCAAACAATTGGTTAAGCAATACGGTAACATCACCGATACTTAAATATTTGGCACCTTGGTTTAAATATTGATTAGATTTAAAAAAGTCTGAGCTAACATTTTCACTTCTGAAAATATCTTTTAATGTAATCATGACAAAATCCTTTCTGTTTAAATACTAATTTATAATAGTATTATAGCAGAAAGGATAGATTTTGTCTACTTATTTAATACTTTAAGTGCAGAACTTACGGTAATTAACAATTCTTTTTTGAATTGAATTTGTTTAAGAATGCCGTCAAGGAAATTATAACGACCACGAGTTTCAGCAATTAACTGGAATAAATCGACAGTATTTTTACCGATTTTATATTTTTGAGCAGCAGTAACGCCAGATGCTTTACGTTCTGTTTCGTTAGAACCTTTAGCATTAGTTGCTTTAATAACGGTAAGAACGCCATCTTCTTTATTCGTTAAATTGTCTAACGCCGTTTTCGTTTCCATAAATTTATCATGGATGTAACTATGTAAGCTATCTAGTTCAGATGATACTAACAACACAACATTCGGAGGAATGTTAGATTTAATTTTAATACCGTCAATGCGAGTTAAGATTTCAGTCTTAAGATCTTCCCAATCCGGATCAGTAATCGGATTAGCAAAGAAATCGATGACGTTATTAAAAGAATCCCCTTTAGATTTTGATTTATCTGTTTTTTCACAAGATACAGTTTCCTTTTCGATTTCATCGACAACAAGTTCTTCTTTAGCATCAGAAATAGTTTCGTCGGTTGCTGGTGCAACCTTCTCTTCTGTTACAGGAGCAACTTCTTCAGGAGTTTCTTCTGCCAAAAAATCAAGAGAATCTTCTTTTGTTTCTTCCATTGTGTCGTCCGCAAGAAGATCGATAGGTTCTTCTTTTGATTCTAGAACTTGATCGTCGTTTTCATTAACGACAATGTCTTCCATATCGTCGAAAATGTTAAAACCTTTTTCACTCATTACTTTTCCCCTTTGATTAATTCAGGATGATGCTCCTTGATATCATCAATTAAAGCATCGATATCTTTTAATAATTCAGCTTGGACAGCATTCTTATTTTCTCCGTCGAAAGTAGCTAAATAATTTAAGCTATATAACGGGAAGAAATCGTTGCCAAGTAAATTAAATTTTTTACCATGCTCTTCTAAAATAGAAGGGCCATCTTTAAACATCTTTAATGAAATATTGCCGAAAAGTACAATCATTTTTGGCTTCATGTTATCGATTAAAGCGTTTAGATATTGTTTAGCGACAGCTTGTTCAGAAGTATTGGGAGGACGAACTTTAATGTCTTCGCCAACTTTTACTTCTGGACAATACGGAATACAATCAATCCAAATACTAGATTCTAATTTTAAATTCTTAGACTGAAGATATTTTAGAATGTTATAGTATTTGGAATCCTTCCCGAGAACTACAGATTCGCTTGCCATTGGATCTTTAATAAAGAGAATATCGCAAGCGAATTCTTTATTTAAATTAATAGGTGTTGTTCTACGTTTAATAGTTTCAGGAATAGGATATTGATTGTAAGCTTCTAAGAATTCATTATATAATTCTTTTGCGCTATCGTTTCTATATTGTTTCAATAGGCTCATTTAACTTTTCCTTTAAAAGAGCAATCTCGGCTCTCAATAAATTATTTTCAGCTATTGCCTTATCTTTTTCTAATGTAGCAAGCTTAATAAGATGATCGGCTCCTTGAGCCTTTCGTCTATCTTCGATCATAGTCTTAACCATCGACATAATAATCTCTTGATCGACTACGACGAATACATCGTCATCTGTTTCATGGAAACAAAACTTTAGATAATAGAACTCTTTATCTTGAGATTCTCGTTTTAACTTATCTAACCATTCTTTATGAATAGTAAATGTTTTCTTTCCGCGAGCTTTGTCGGCTACTTTAGTTTTTAATTCTTCACTAACGCTAATAATACCTTTAATCTCTTGGTCGCCTTTAATCTTACCGGCTCCACTATTAGGGGTCATACGATTAACGACGTCGTGAATTAATGCTTCATTAGCATTGTGATTTTTCATTTCAAAAACAGAGCCCATCCTTTTATCAGGACGGGCTTTGAATTTTACTTGTTTTCTTTTATTTTTTGCGAGTTCATTATCGTGCTTAATACACTCGGTACATTTATTACCGGTAATACTGAGACACGAATACCATTCGTCGCCAAACAAACAAGACATAATTAACTTTCTTCTAGTTCTTCTAGTTTAGCTTCAGAGTCGCGAATTTCTTCGACTTCTTTTTCGCTAAGATCTTCAAATGTACCAGAAACCATATTAAGCAACTTTTTAAACTTATCTGGATTTGCGATCATATCTTCACGGAACGCCATTTTACCGTTCCATTTATCTAACACTTCTCCAGTTTCAGAATCAATTTGTTGCATCCATGCACCAGCTTTATGAATAATACCCATATCGACTAATTCATCAAGCGTACTTAATATTTGTTCAATACCTTGACCAAAAATAGCAAAGTAGCTAAATTTACGATACGGGAATTCGCCTGGAATAGCGTGATTTTTAGTAACCTTGCAGTTAATCTTAATACCGTCTTCTTTACCGATAGGATCGGTATCGAGAACACTGCCTTTACGCATTTCGACAATCATGATACTGCCGGTTCTAATTGCTAGACCGCCAGCAAGTACTAAATTGTCGCCATACATACTAAAACCACCGATATTCGTAGTCAAGTGTTGGATAAGAATCATAGCCGTATGATATTTACTAATTAGCGAAACGAACTTTGCTATAATTCTACTATTCATACGTGCCTGGCTTTTAAGTTAAATTAAGATATTTTTAACCAACATTTTTAAAATATTTTTTACAATCTCTTCTTTTTTATTTTTAAGATCATCTTCTGAAATATATATAATATTGTAACCTAAATTTTCTAAACAT